TGTTTGTCAAAAGGGTTGAGTTTGACTCTGAGTATGTAGCAATGTTGGAGAAAGAGGTTATCCAGTTCTTAGCGGAGTTGGATGACAAAGTGAATAAGTTAACTAATCTGAAAGTGAAAAATGTCTAAAACCCAATATGAAATCTCTGTCATTACTGGCAAATACACCAATAAAGACGGACAAGAAAAAAACCGCTATCAGCGCATAGGCTCGGTTATTGAGACCAAGAACGGCCCAATGATCAAATTTGACTGTATGCCCATCGTTGAGGGTGGGTGGTCTGGTTGGGCATATATGAACGCACCAAAGCCAAAGGATTTTGATGACACTATCGACTTTTGATCACCCAAGAGTAAGAAATAGCGACCCAATGACAAGTTGGGTGGCTGCGGGGTCTGCCAAAGACCTCGCTAAAGCCCACGCCACCAAGATCATCCAATGCCTTAAAGACCACGGGAGTCTGGGTAAGGATGGTATTGCTCACCATACTGGTTTGGAGTCCATGCAAGTCGCTAGGCGGTTGCATGAGTTGGAGAGAGAGGGGGAAATCTGCTTGACGGGGAATGTGGTTAAGTCAAAATCTAACCGCTTAGAACGCGAGTGGAAGATAACCCCAATCCAGAGGGAATTGCTGTGATTACAGAAAGCATTGCCAAAGAAATCTTTGATTTGCCCGAGCATAAGCAGCTTAGAGAAGATGTAAAAAACTTTATTGTTAAACAAGAAATCTTACAAACCATCCAAAACTGTCCCATGTGCGCCCAACACCGAGAGGCTAAAAACCTCTGGAGAAAAGTGGCACTTGATCTTTTTACGAGGCAAAAATGACCCCAGAAGATGAGGAATTTGAACGAATATCGCGTGAGATCAGACGCAATGCTGCTGAAGATGACGATATTCAAGATTACAAAAAGCCTTGGGTGGGGCTGACAAACGAGGAACAAAGAAAGTTCTTGCATGACCCAATGCCCTTGGCAGCTTTAATCATTGCCATTGAACAACGCCTCAAGGAGAAAAACTTTTGAACGCCTTTCACAAAGACTTTATGAAAACCTTTTACCCTCATTTTTGGTCAGCACCAAGAATAGAACCTAAACGCGATGTGCGGGTACGCCACTTTTATGTTTATGCGAGGGCTAAATGAGTTATCTAGTAGGCTCTCTACCGCCTTTAAAATGCTTTATACGCAAAGAATTCCTGTATGACCAACACAAAGGTCATGGAGAGTTAGAACCCTGTATCTGGGTGTCTCTCAAAGCCATCCGAGGGCAAGTCTTTAGGATTGAATCTCTCTTACCTAGATATGGGGCTTTGTACGACAAGCTGCCTATCCATGCCTACTGTTGGAAAGATGGTGGTGATCTACCTATTGACGCTCTCCAGTTGTGGGATTGCCTTGGGTATCGGTTTACCATAATTGAAAAGGTATTACTCAGGAATCTAAGTGTTAAGGTGTTTGGCAAAGATCGCCAATGGCACTTTGGGACTTATATGTTTACTGTGGACTTTTGTGCAGACCAGACCGATATTGATACGGGTTTTTCTGAGACCGCAGAGGAACACAAATCCTTTAATTTCATTAAACTCGACAACGGACAGTTTGCTTGCCAACCCAACAATCGGTGCATTTGGTATGACCAAAGTCTAGTGTCAGGAACACTAACCCCAGACTTCAATGTTGCCACCCAAACTTACTCGGTGGACGGGTCACGCAAGTGGGTTGCCTCAGATGATTGGTTTTACGATATAAGGAGTCGAGATGCTTAGTAGTATTCTTACCATTATTGTTGTGCTATTTATTGGCGCGTTTGTCGGTGTTGGCATCCTAGTGGCAGTTCTTTGCATGAGTGTAGAAGATTAGCCGTAGACCCTAGTCCCTTGTTTATCAATGATAAGGGCTTGTTTGCGGGGAGAGTCAAACAACTTGTTGGGTATAGAAATATGCGTCCAACGATCAAACTCCCTGATCACTTGGTCATACCCTATGCCAGACGCAATGATTGCCTTCACCACCTCATCAGGGGTCATGCCAGGCACTCTCAGATCGGCAGCGCACCCTACCCTATGTTGAGAGGTATCTTTTGAGCCTACCGCGTCATTAACCGCTTTACTGCGGAACGCAGAGTTAACCATGATTGGCTTACCACCAAGCACAGTTTTGACTGTTTCAAGGAATTCAGCCAATCTTTTAAGGTTTGCAAGTTCTTGTTCATTTGGTGTGTTCTCTAGTTCCCGATGGTCGGTGTGTGTTAGTTCTTCAAGTGTGAAATGCTCTGTAAGGTTCATTTTTTAACCATGCCTTTCATATCTTCTGTTTTGTCTTTACTGCCTTGACTAGAGCCAAAGTAAAACGATAACACTTGACCAGCCGCGCTAGTAATAAACCCAAGTGCAAAAATAACCAATTGTTGTTGGTCATTAGGCGTATCTACAAACATCAATACACCTATTAAAACAAACGCTAATCCGACTACGCCCAAGGCTAAAACAGGAACTACTAATTTTTCTAACTTGGTAGCGTTCTCAGAAGTTGCAACAGCAATGTAAGCCTTACGAGCAGAGTCTCTGTCTTGAGCATCTAATTTAGCGTACTCTAATTCTAATTCTTGGAGTTTTTCAGCAGCTTGTGGGTCACCAGCAATAGCCTTCGCAACAGCATCAACGGAATCAGAAACGCCAAACTTACTAGCCAAAGCGGTAACAGCAGCCCCACCCAGAGGGCCAGCCACAGCAGTTGCCAATGTGGGTGCGATACCCTTGAGAAGACCGAGTAGTTCATTCATTTTTTTCCCTTAAAGACAAAAGTTGACGATTGATCTGGCGTTCTTTCTTTTCTAATCTAACCTCGGCTTTTTGAATCTTTATCCACATACTAATCAAAACTGGTGTAATTATTAAGACAATACAAAGCATCACACAAACTAGAATCAAAATCCCTCTGTAAATGAATTTATCCATACAGCGTAAAGCCAAGAAACTATGATTAGCACTAAGAATAATCCCATGCCTAACTCGACCTTTTCTTGTCTGAACCTTTCTTGTTTGTAAGCCTCTCTTTGTCTTTTAATCCTGATCTGTTCTTTTCGTTTGGATTGTTCTTTTTGGACTTTGCTATAAATTTGGTTGTAATTCTCCCATAAAGGGCCTAGTTGTGGTGGTACGCTTGCCCCTCTCATCATCCCACTTAGTTTGACATAAGTCTGATCTAGTTCGTTCTTGTAAACGCTTAATTCAAGGATGGTCTCTGGGTCTGGGTCAACGCTTGCAAAGACTTCCTCGTACTTGATTTCCACATACTCTGTCAGTTCTTTGTGATGCCTAAAGAATGCCCCTAAATGCCCAATAAACTGTTGGACTATTTCGGATTCGCTGGGGATATGGGTTGTGTAGACTTCCTTTTTCGCCACAGACTTGCCTTCTGGCTTACTGTCTTGACCTTTTGGCTCAGTTTTAGATTTGCCAAATAGCCCACTAAAGAAACCCCATATTCCTTTAGCGTCTTTAATAATTGTTTGAGCATCATCTGTCGCTTTCTTTATCTTTTGAACTGCTACTTTACCTTCAGAGAGAGCCTCACAACAGTAATTTATCCCCTCATAAGCAGCTTGCATTGCTTTAAATGCAAGTCCAATTGTGAATGGGTCAAACACCGATCATTTTTTTGACAAACTCTGCCGCCACGCCAGGGCCAAGCAACACAACCAAGATCACCGCATACAGCAGATATTCAATCTTAGCCATGCGCTTGTCACCCGTAGACAAAGACTCATCTATCCGACGATACCGCTCTGAGCACAGGGCTTCGTGAACCGCGAGGCGGGTCTCTGAATCCTCAAGCATCTACTTCAACCCAAGCCAATGTAGGCTCATCCCAAGAGTAACGCTTGCCGTCAGTTGGCATTGGAGTTGGTGCAGACCAGAGACAAGTGTCCTCGCTCATTAGCCAAGATGGATATGGTTGTGGAGGAATAAACGCATCACGACCAGAATCGTATGTGTAGCCAATACCTGCGTAGTTCTTACGCAAAGGCGTATTGCCATTAGCATGAACACCACCATGCGTGTTGTATGAAGTCTGAACCCATCCATGCCCAAAGATGCCAGAGTCAATTACATCTTGTTCTGCCACTATGACCTGAACTACTAACCCGTTTTCTACTTTTGCAAAGTGCATATGTTTCTCCTTATGCCGTGTATGAGCCTGAACTGTTATAGGTCAGAATTGTGTTTGCGCCACTTGTTGTGACAGTTGGTGAGCCTGTGGTTGTGCCTGAGTATTTAGCAGTTGGAATGGA